CTAGCACCTTAGCAGGCCCCGCGCGCGACCAGCATACATGGACAGCATTAGATGGTAAAAAATATGCAGCAATAGGTACTTCTAAAATATTAGCTATTTATTACGAACAAGATTTTTTTGATATTACACCACTTGGAACAGCTTTAACATCTTGCACTTATACATCTACAACTGGTTCAGCAACAGTTACAATTAATAAAACATCACACGGTTTAGAGGTTGGTGATTATATTATCTTTACAAGTGTCACAACTCCAGGAGCACCTACTACAAGTTATACATCAGCAGATTTTACAACAAATGTTTTTGAAGTTAAAACAATTCCAACATCAGGAACTTTTACAGTTACAATGCCATCAAATGAAACAGGCACTGGTGTTACTGCAGGTGGATCTTTAACAACAACTCCTTATATTAAAATAGGGCCTACGTTTCAAACTCCTGCATTTGGTTACGGTACAGGATATTGGGGTGGAACAATTCCAACTTCAATTACAACTTTATTAAATGGAGCATTAAATAATTCAGCCACAACAATTACAGTTGATTCAACAACAGGATTTCCAGCTACGGGAAGAATAGATATTGATTCAGAATTAATTACTTACACTGGAAAAACTGCAACAGATTTTACAGGTTGTGTTAGAGGTGCAAACGGATCAACAGCTGCATCTCATTTAGATAATGCGGTAGTAACTAATGCAACAAGTTGGGTTGATTGGGGAGAAGAATCAAATACTGCAGGTGTTACACTTGCGCCAGGTTCATGGTCGCTAGATAACTTTGGACAGATTCTAGTTGCAACTGTCAAGAACGGAGCAACTTATACTTGGGATCCATCTGCTGCAGGAAGATTAAGTGTAAGAGCTACGATAGTTGCTAATGCTCCAACAACTTCAATTTGTTCTGTTGTATCAGATAGAGACAGACATTTATTTTTATTTGGAACAGAAACTACAATTGGAGATTCATCTACTCAAGATCCAATGCTTATAAGATTTTCAAATCAAGAAGATATTAATACTTGGGCTCCAACAGTTACAAACACTGCAGGTACATTTAGACTAGATACTGGAAACGAGATTATCGGAGCTGTACAGGGTAAAGATTACGTATTAGTTCTTACAGATCAAGCAGCATATACAATTCAGTTTGTTGGTCCTCCATTTACATTCTCAATAAGACAAGTTGGTACAAACTGCGGATGTATTGGTCAACATGCAATGGTATTTGCACAGGGTGCTGTATTTTGGATGGGCTTTGGAGGAGGTTTCTTTGCATTTGATGGTACTGTTAAACAATTACCATCACTCGTTGAAGACTTTGTATTTACAAGTGATGGAGATAATTTAGGAATTAACTATGATGCAAGTCAAATAACTTATGCTTATCATAACTCTTTATACAATGAAGTAGGTTGGAATTACGCAAAATCAGGATCAACTCAATTAGATAGAAATGTAGTTTATAACTTTGTTGAAAATACTTGGTCAGTTGGATCTTTAGCTAGAACAACTTATAATGATGCAGTTACTTTTGATTTACCTTACGCAACACAATATATCACAAATGGTACACCAACGTTTCCTACCATTAATGGTGTAACTAATACTTATGGTTCATCTAAATACTGGGCACAAGAAACGGGTGTTAATGAAGTAGATGCAAGTGGCAATGCAACAGCTATTGCTGCTTATATTAAATCTGGAGATTATGACATATCAGAACAAGGTTTAGGTGGAGATGGTCAATTAATTATGCGTGTTAAAAGATTTATTCCGGACTTTAAAAGCTTAGAAGGTAATGCAAAAATAACTTTATTCTTTAGAGATTATCCAGCAAATAGTGAATCAACACCTTCTACAACACCACCATTAATTACTGGACCCTTTACTATTACTTCATCAACTGATAAAGTAGATACTAGAGTTAGAGGAAGACAAGTGAGTTTAAAAATTGCAAATGATGCAATAGATAGTAACTGGAGATACGGAACTTTAAGACTAGATATTGAAGCAGGAGGAAGAAGATAATGGCAAAAATTACAGCATACATACCGGAACCAGAACAACAGTATAGTGTGGACAATCAAAGACAAATATTAGAAGCAGTTACTACAATTAAGAATCAATTAAACTTTGGATTTCAAAAAGATCTAAAAGATGAGCTTGAAGCATTTAGTTGGTTTATATTTAGTGGACCAAATGGCAATTAATTATAAAAATCAAGGTTACGATTTAACTACATCTAATCTAACTACCGTATTAAATATTAATACTTCAACTGTTGCTATTATAAAAGAAATAGCAGTTGCTAATGATAGTGGTGGATCAAGAGAAGTTAATTATTATTTTACTGATGTATCTACCTCAACTACTTATAAATTTTTTCATACAAATATTCCACAAAATTCTTATATAAATGCTATACACAATGTTCTTGTATTAGAAGAGGGAGATTATTTACAATTTCAAGCAAATCAAGCAAATGCTATTTCTGGACAAATATCTTATGCTTTGTTAAGTAGAACAGGAGAAAATGGATAACATAGTTGAAATAGAATGTAAGACAGAAGAAAGTTTTAAAAGTAAAACAACTGGAAAGACTTACAAATCTAAAGAAGAATTTTTAAAAGAAAATAAAGAAGAAGATTTAATAGTAGACCTTACTGTTAAAGTAACAAATAAAGGTTTAGAGTTATTAGAGAAAGTAATGAATCAAAAATGAACCCCAGGGGCGGAACAGAATTACAGGTAGAATTACTTGAGAAATACGCAGATAAAAACTTACTAGATCAAGTTCAAATAACTACCTCAGTACCTGAGAAAATACCATTACATCCAACTAAACCAAATATTCTTTGGCAACAAAATTCATACGATCAACCTAATTTAGCCCCTTGGTTTAAGGATAAAAACAATCATAAAAAATATGATTGGTATGTATTTAATTCTCATTGGTCTTATGAGAAATTTAGAATGATGTTTGATATACCAACAGATAGATGTTTAGTTATTAAGAATGCAATAGATAAAATTGAACCTGGAAAATTAAACTATAATAAAGGTGATCCTATTAAATTAATTTATACTTCAACGCCGTGGCGAGGATTAAATGTGCTGCTTGCTGCAATGCAACTTGTTAAAAATAAGCTAGTTCATTTAGATGTATATTCTTCAACACAAGTATATGGAAATGATTTTAAATCTAAAAATGATGATAAATTTAAAGATTTATATTCACAAGCAGGTTCTTTACCTAATGTAAGTTATGTTGGTTATAAACCTAATGAATTTATAAAAGATAATCTTAAAAACTATCATATGTTTGCTTATCCTAATATTTGGGAAGAAACATCTTGTATTGCAGCAATAGAAGCTATGGCTGCAGGATTATATTGTATTACAACTGATTATGGTGCTTTGTTTGAAACATGTGCAGAGTTTGCAGTTTATGTTCCTTATGAAAAAGAATTTGTAAGATTAGCTAACACCTTTGCTTCAGTTATTGATGCAGCAGCGGATCAACTACATGATGCAAAATTAAAAGAACATTTAAAATTTCAAATGGATTATACAAACAGATATTATTCTTGGGACCTAAGAGCTGGTGTTTGGAATAGATTTTTACAAGGAGTGATAGATGCAAGATTCAAGTAGACCTATATGGTTTAAAAAAGAAAATCATTCAATTGGAATGGGCATCGGGAAACCAGATGTTAGAATATATGTAGCAACACCTGTTCATAGTGATTGTTCAATTCATTACACACAAGCATTATTAAAATTTCAACAATCATGCATGATGAATAATATCATGGTATCTTTTTCACTTCTTAAATCATCATTAGTTACACAGGGAAGAAATTTATGTGTTGCTAATTTTTTAGGAGATCCTGGTGATTATACACATATGTTATTCATAGATTCTGACATTGATTTTAAATTTGATACAATAATGAAGATGTTAAAGTTTGATAAAGAAGTAGTTGCTACTCCTTATCCTATGAAACATATTCATTGGGAACAAATATGGGAAAGAATACAACAAGGTAAAATTAAAAATAAAGATGAATTAATGAGAGCTGGATTTATCTATCCAATAAAAATGGAAGGTTTAGTAGACAATGTTAAAAAAGAAATAAGTATTGTAGATGGTTTAATTGAAGTATCTCATGCTCCTACCGGATGTATGTTAATCAAAAGACAAGTATTTAATAAAATGATTAAAGCATATCCTGGTGATTTTATAGATCAGGCAACGATTGTAAATGGAGAAGCTAAAAACAATCCATATATGTATAATTTCTTTGATACAGTTCATGATCCAGAAAATAAAAAATACTATGGAGAAGACTTTGGATTCTGTAGAAAATGGACTGCAATTGGTGGAAAATGTTATTGTTACGTAGATGATTATATTACACATGTTGGCGAATACCAATATAATGGTAGATTAAAAGATAATCTTGAAATGGTTAATACCGTTGACGATTCATTAAAAAACAAGTAAAGTATACGTTTTCAGGACTCTGTGCCTGCCTATAATAATTAATTAATTAAAAATATGGATTCTATATCTACGGCAAGAGATTTTTTTATAAACCAACAAGGATTAAGCCCTGACCAAGCTGACATGATAGTTAGCAAAGGAATGGAAGCTTACAATCAACAATCACAACCACAACAAAACATGATGCAAATGGCATCAGGTGGTATTGCTAGACTTGGTTATCAAATGGGTGGAAGTCCAATG